AAACGGGCAGCCATAGCAAGCTCTGCCCTCATCAGTCACCTTACGGTGACAGCTTCCCCCTCGGGGGAAGCCAAAAAGCGGACACCCAATCGGGTGCCCGCTTTTTTATCGTTAAAAATTTACTTGCTGATCTTGATCAGATCCGCGCCCGGCTCCACGGCGCCGGAGGCCACGACCTCGACGTCCTTGAAATCATCGGTGTTCGTGACGACGGTAATCACCACGGCGGGGTGAGCGGCAGCCGCGATTTTGTCCAGATCCATCTCCAGCAGCAGATCGCCCTTCTTGACCTTGTCGCCCTCCTTGACCTTCGGGCTGAAGCCGTCGCCCTTCATCTCGACGGTGTCAACGCCGACATGGATCAGCACCTCAACACCGGCAGTGGTCATGATGCCCAGCGCGTGGCCGCTGTCGGGAGCCTGGGTGATCTCACCGTCCGCGGGGGCGTAAATTTTGCCCTCGGTAGGGTCGATGCCGCAGCACTTGCCCAGGATGCCCTGTGCAAACACCTCGTCGGGGATGTTCTCCATCGCCACAACGGTACCCTTGGCATCAGCAGCCAGGGTCACGGGGAAGGCTGGGGCCGCGGGGGCGGCAGGCTCGGCAGACTTTTTCAGAAAATCAAAGAAACCCATCGTAAAGCTCTCCTTCATCAGCCCGGTCAGGCGGGCGTACTTGTAATTATATTATACCCCGTCTTGCCCCAAAAGGCAAGGCAGGCAAGGGAAACTTGCTTCGCTCACATCCGCCCCTTCACAGCGCGGATGGCCTGCCAGGTGATGCGGGCGATCTCCGCCGCGGGCGGCTGAAAACCGGCCTCCTGCCAGGCTACAATCGTGCCAAAGCAGCCGTTCACCGCAAAGGCCAGCATATATTTCTGCTCCTCGGTGCCGCCGTCAGGTGCAAACTCGCCCAGGCAGCGCTCTGCAATCAGCTTTTTGGCGTTGCGGGTGAACTCCGACTCCCAGCTTTTGCCGTAGAGGGCCTGACAGAGGTCGGGGTTCTCGGTCATGTAGGTGAACAGCGCCACCAGCGCGGGGGGCGCGTCTTCCTGCGAGATGCTGGGGATCAGGGTATCCATCAGGTCGTTCAGCCGTGCCAGCTGGGCGGCCTCCAACTGGTCCATCAGGGCATAAATGTCCGCGTAGTGAAAATAGAATGTGCCGCGGCTGATCCCTGCCAGCTCGGTCAGCTCCCGGACTGTAATTTCCCGCAGACTTTTCTGCTGCAACAGCGTAATAAGCGCCTGGTAGAGCCGCTGCTTGGTCATGCGCACACTGCGGTTTGCGTCCCCTTTGGCGTTCATCGTATGCACCGCCTTCCTCGCGATTTACTACTTTAAGAATAGCGTTTTTTTGCCCCGATGTCAAGGATTTTTAAACTATTTATCCAAAAATGTATGGCGCTGTTGAAAACATTTTATATAAGTCGTTATATCTTTATATATCTCGATGTTACGCCATGTTTTATCTTGCTGTCAAGGTGCCGTTTTCACGTTCGCCTACGTATATTCACGTATTTCAATCAGAAATGGTGTAAATTGTGGTGTAAGCAAAATACCTATTGCCATACAAATGTTCTTTTTTGCGCACGGTATTGTGTGTTCGGACTATATCGCACGGCCTAAATATACACAATTATTCGTTGCAGGCTTTCCGCTTATTTTTTCGAACTCCTCAAAGACATCCATCTTATTGACATGGGTGTAGATGTTAAGTGTCGTTTCTATTGATGCATGTCCCATAACATATTGCACGCTTTTCAAGTTCATTCCTTTGTTTATCAGCTCAGTACAAAAGGTGTGCCTAAAAACATGCGGGGTCAAATTAGGAAGCGGTTCTTTATCTTGGAACTTCTCATTGTAAGTTTTCATAATACGTGTGAGCGCAGGTCCAAGATTATATTTGCTTTTTACGCCATTTTTTGTTATAAAAATAAAATTTGTATAGCCATCGATTACAGGTTCTTTGTCCAGGTGTACTCGCGCTGTAATGACATTTTTAAAACACTGCACAACCTCGTCCGACATTGGAACATATCGTACACCGGATTCCGTTTTTGGTTTGTGGACTTCCTGAATAAAACCGCCGTCATATTTTCGATAAAAGACCAGCTGATGATTTACGCTTATCCATTTATTCTCAAAGTCTACATCGTCAAAAGTTAAACCGTATAACTCTCCAATTCTAAGCCCGGTATAAAGAAGAATCTTAATCTCGTCCTCATGCTTTTTATAGCACGTGTTGCTATGGACATAGTCAAGCAATGCGGCAATTTGTGTACTTGTCAGTGCTTCTTTTTTGTGCTTTTCATAGGGAATCACCTTTGACAGGGTAAAGGCAAACGGGTTTTTGTGAATTATATCTTCCTCGCAGGCAAGATCAAAAAGGCTTTTCATGTGGCCTTTTACATTTTGCACTGTGGAAAAACCAGCTCCATTTTTGAAAATATCGATTACAAAATTCTTGGCGTTTGTTATTTTGACGTTCTTTATTAGCATTTCACCAAGACCGTATTTTTTCAAATAGAGAAAGATGACTTCATAATTTGACCTTGTTGTTGATTTAATATTCTTCTTTTGGTCTAAATATGATTTGAAATAGGCACTAACTGTAATTTTGTCTTCACTGAGGTCTATATTGTTGATAATATCTTTTTGGATTTTCTCCTCCTTTTCGCGCAATGTTTTCAAATCAGGCGCATAGACGGTGTGACGTATACCGTTGGCGTCACTATACCGATACATATAGCTGCCGTTCTTGCGTTGGCTTTCGCCGTTCTTTAAAACTCTGCCTTTGTTGTCTTTTCTACGTTGTACGGACATTATGTGCCCTCCTTTAAAAGCTAAAAGAGAGCCTTAGTATGACACCTTTATTATATCACACCAAGGCCCTCTTTGTCTTATGATTTTGTGAAAGTCAATTTATCAGATACTGAAACTTTGTTCAATATATTGGTCAAAACGCTTACGCTTGATAAGACGTTTGCTGCCAACCCAAAGAACGAAGGGACAACTACCGTCTTTTGTCATTTCGTAGAGTCTGTTGATACCGATGCCGGAGTAGGCTGCTGCTTCTTCAAGGGTCAGATTTTGCTTTTCCCAGATAGGGACTTCCTTCATAGGCTCTCACTCCTTAAAAGCATATCCCAGCTCGTAGTAGTTGCGGCAGACATTGATCCGTTTACTATCATGGTAGCGATAGCCGATGACCAGCGTGTCGCCGGTTGAAACAAATACCGGGCTGAAATCTTTTGGATCATCGCGTTCCTGCTTTTTTAGCATCTTTTTGACAGCCTGGACATGCTGGTCGATTTCTTTATCGGTCAGGTGTGTACCATGGCCAAAGTAGTAGAAATCATTCGGAAATTTCTTCATCGTCTTCCTCCATATACTTTTTGAAGAATTCGGCCAGCGTCATGCCGTTAAGCTTGGCAAGACCAGTGCAGACAGCATCGACATTTTTAGGGGTGGAGGCACCGATTTCCATGATACAGTATTTCAGCGGGTTCAGGTATTTATAGCCCCAATCTGTGAATATACACTGGCCGTCATCGTCCACGACCGCAATGACATGATCAGCATTTGTGTCAGCCCATGCCTTGACAGGTTTGCCGTGGAAAGTAAAATCACGCACTTCATAGTCGGGGTTATCCGCGATATTCGTGCCCTCAGCATAACGCCACCAGAGACCGAAGAATTTGTCATCCCATGCCTCGTCTACTATATCATCGTTGAGGATGTTGAATTCAGATTCAGTGAATTCCCATACAGCAAAACTGTCGGCCCAAGGAGAATCCTCGGTAGGAGTGTACAAGTAGGTGCGTTTGGCGTTTTTCAGGCCAAGTGCTTCGACGACTTTCTCAAAATCACCGCTTGTCATAATTTCAATCATTTGCGTTTTGTCTCCTTATTTACAAGGTTGATCACATTCTGGTTATCGTCTATGTTCATGGTGGCAGCAGTAACGGTAGAACCAAAATAGTCACTTACAATATCAGAAAGCCATCCATCAAGATCGTCAACGAAGACTTTATCTGTCGGGAGGAGCTTACCTCTTGTATCCTGTTTACTGCGGAAAACGATTGGTTCCGGGATAGTGAGGCCAAGCTGGTCAGCCATCGTCTGGATGTATTTTTTACTGCGTATGCTTCTGACCATGATCGGATAGCCGCTCAGATGACTAAGTTGAACCAATGTATATGTTTTGCCGGAACCTCTACCGCCTTGGATAATTTTCATGCTGCGCTGACCCTCCAGACCTCGCTTTTATCCCACTCGATCAGCTGGTCGATAGTCTTGGGGGTATAATCGTGCAGCATGCAGCCTACATTGATAATATTGCCGCGATTATTGGCAATGCTGTAGATGTTGTCGCGGAGTTCGCCTTTCCACTCATTGAGCCAGGCGTTTTCGCGGGTGTTATGTACGTGACCGCAAAGCATCCAGCAATGCGGGGAGTAGCTATGGTTGTAAAACATAATGGGGTAGTGGCACAGAATGAGATTATTTCCATTATCATTGATTTCAGCATAACCGCTGATGCTCGAAAAGTAATGCATCATATCTGACGTGATCTTATCGTGGTTACCCTTAATAAGGTGGATGCGGCCTTTAAGCATCTGGAGGATCATGGGAGCGTCGTCCGTATTCCAGAACATATCGCCCAGTACATAGACATCATCGCGGTCAGTTATAACGTCGTTCCAGCGATTGACCAGATCATTGTTCATCTGCTCGATGGTCTGATAGGGACGCTTATCGAATTGGATAATGTTCTGATGGGAAAAGTGCAGGTCGGCAATGTAATAGTTCACTTGGATTCCTCCTTTTTATCTGTGAAGAAAGTTTTGTAATCAAACCAGCGGTCGTTGATAATATTGCCGATGATTTTAATAGTGCTGTCCCAGCCCTTGGTGGCGACGCGAACATATTTGCCCTGCATATCCTCCAGGCGCGACACACCGACTACATCCATGATACGCATGATGGCCTCCATACCAGCAGCGGAGCCTTCATAGGTGTCTTTCTCGTAGCTGTCGGGGTAAATTTTACCAAGGCTGTATCCACCGTACACGCAGCCCCAGGCATCACCTTTGAGTTCAATATTAAGACAAAGGCAGCAATAGTCTGCAGACGACAGAGAGACATTTTTGATAAGTGCGTTCTCAAGCGTATAGCCTTCGTTGACGAGTTCTTTTGCGGTGTATTTTTTCATGAATGTTCTCCTTAGTTATTGTTCCAGCTGTGCCAGAAGAAAACGCCACCAATCAGGCAAATCCAGGCATAAGCGAGGGGCAGCATCTGTGTAGTGAACGACGCGGTGTTGAAAAGGTTGTTCAGGGTATTACAGATGTAGGTCCCGAAAATCGGCACAAAAATAAACTTGGCAAGGAAAAAATTCACCCAGAAAATAGCAAAATACGATACAGCATAGATGGCAATGCCAAGCAGGAAACCTTTGATTTTATCTTTCATGATTACATCTCCTGTGCGAGAGCAGCGATACGGGAACGGTAGATATTTTGTAGCTTAACTTCGCCGTAAAAGTCGTTGCCGCGGAATACTTCGCTCAAACGGCGCATACCGTTATTTTCTCCGGCATAAGCATCCATATCGACCTGGGCTTCATAGTCACCGTCAATGATGGCAGCACAGTCCTCGCCGATACGCTGGAGGGCCAGGCGCATCATCTCGATGTCGAGGTTTTGGGCCTCTGTGATATAGACAGCGCAGTTCATGCCGGTAGTATCAAAGCCACGAAGGTCCGAGAAGGGGAGAAGCTGGATCTTGTTTTCGTTGAGCAGGCGTTCCAGCATCAGCTTGTCGCCAAGCTTTGCGCCGAGCATATTGCCTATCTGGCTGTCGAGTAGTTTTTCATCACGGGTGCCGGGGTAGAAGCCGAGTTTTGCAGCACCGGTGGTGGCACATGGGTTGGTGAATACAATGATTTTGTCGATCTTATGAGACTCCAGCAGCTTGAACATATAGGCCAGTGCCAGATAACTTTTGCCTGTCCCGGCGGGGCCATGAAGCATGGTGATCTTATTGCGGGAAAGACTATCAAGGGCCAGTTTTTGGTAAACATCGCCATTCTTGGCCTTGACGGTATCGAACATGAGTGTCTTGAAAGACTTATACTCGACCGGGACATGCTTATCGCCATCCCAGCGGAACATATCGGTTACATTGCCATCTGTATCACGCAGGATCAGATACTGGTTTGTCAGCAGGCAGAAGATGTCCGAGGTTGGGTCATTATACAGTTCTGCACGTTCTTGCTCAGTAGGCACGACCTCTTTGTAGCCGGTATATGTATCTGTTGGCAGGATATCGGAAGTGCTGCACACATCCAGGTGAAAAATATCGTGGGCGATGAGTTTGCAGCAGATATCATCCGTGCAGAATGTGATGGCCGTTGTGCCATTAAGCGTATCGGCCACATGTTTTGCTGCGGCACAAATCTTAGAGTCTGTAGTATCCGGTGCGATTGGCTCACTGACTGTAATGGCAGGATCAACAGGCCATGCTGGTCCTACACGGACCTCATCGCGTTCATACTCGACCGAGTAGATGCCAGACTCACGGTATTCGTCCAGCAGTTTTGTCATACGGCGGGCACGATAGCGAACACTTTCATCTTTGGTACGACTGGTTTTGATTGATTCCAGCTCGCTGAGGGTATATACTGAGATAAAAAAATTTTCATCGAAAGCAGCCTCGCCCATATTGAGCAAGGCGCAGGTATCATAGAAGTACAGAATAGATCACCTCATTTGAATTTCATATTGCAGTTTATTTAACGGTGTGATATAGTTAAATCAAAATTATTGAGGGAGGAACACACCATGCCGAGAACCAAGGGAAGCAAGAACAAATCTAAAACCGTTGCTGTTGATTATGCAGCACAAATTGCCAAAGAACAGGCCGCTAAGGACGCGGCTATTGCTGAATTGGCCAATGCCGAAACTGCCGTAGATGATCTGATGGCACAGTTGGCTGATTTGAAAGAGACAGTAAAGGCAAAAAAGGCAAATATCAAAATCATTGATAAGGCTATTGCAAAGCTGGAGGCCAAGAAAGCTAAAGCAGATGCAGCCGCCGAGGCCGAAGCTAAGAAAACCGAGGCACAGGAAATGGTGGGCAAGCTTCTGGCTGAGGGCATGAGCGTTGACGAGATCCTTGAAAAATTGAAGTAACTTATTGGCCGTGCAGGGTGACTTGCACGGCTCTTTTTATTCGTCGATGCAAAGGTAAATGGTGTTGTCGCCGACATATTGAGAATCCACTGCGGCAATGTTATAGTCACCGTTTGCGGTCTCGATAACGACACGAGTATCAAGTTCGCCATTGTCAAGTAGTTCATGGATAAGTTCGCGTACTGTCATGGTTTAGTTGTTCTCCTTTTGACTTTTCCGTCTACGATGGATTGCAGCGAATAATCACCGGCGTCAAGCAGACAGCCAAAGCTGTCCGATGACAGGCTGAGGCCAATGTCAGGTTTGTTGCTGTCACATACTGTTACATGACGGCCATCCATATCGAAATCAAGATTTACATAGTCAAATCCTTCGTTCAGCTTACGCTTGGCAAAGCGGCGTTCCATATCAGACGGGGCCTCTGCCTCCAGATGCCAGTTGCCAGGTACGCTATACCCGATCAAGCAACCGCCATCAATCATAGAAAAACAGCAGGAATCGCATCCGAAGTATATGTTGCAGTATTGTTTTAGCTTTATGGCCGCTTCTCTGGCCTCGCGTGTTAGCCTTGCGTTGCGTATTTCTTTGTTTGAAATCATATAAATATTTACCCCATACCCACCCGCGCTGAAGCGCTGCCATTTTCTGTTTGTTTACGGTACTACTTCGTCGATGCAACTCTGGACATCGACATGAATCTCTGTGTCGGCATCGAAATCAATGATGGCAATGCGGTACTGGTTGCAATACTCGTCCAGCCTTTTCTTGTAATAGTCGGCTGATTGCACGGACGCATCTGTTTTGTTACGCCATTCTGCGTATGTAGTTTCAATTTCCTGCCTTTCTAACAGCTCGTTCAGGATCGGCTTAATCGCGTCATTATCAGAGATGGACTGCAGAGCAGAGACCTGGGCGTTCAGTGTGGCAAGTTCTGCGTCCTTGCGCCTACACTTTGCGGCAAAGATTCTGCTCTGCTCATCTTCGAGCTGCCGAATCATAGAAACGACATAATCAACTGTGGCTGTGTAGCTGGTTGACGCGAAGCAGATGGTAGTATAGGCATGGTCGTAATACCAGACCTGATAAATTTTGTTATGCATTTGTGCCCTCCATAAAATCAAACTCCTGCTTTGGTTCTGTTGGCGTCAGAATAAAGATGCTGTTCAGCGTTGTGATACGAAGCTCTGTGTCGCATTTGTCAGATTCTTCTGTGATCTCAACACCCTGTACCATGCTGGTCTGCAGGTAGCCGTTTTTGCGGTTGCCTTTGTTATCACACAGATAGAATAGAGCAGCACTTTTACCGATGTCTGGAATGATAATTTGCCAGAAGGTTGAACCGATGCGCTTGGGATAACGGCCGTCCGTGCGCTGTTTGTTTGTGGCCACATCAAGAACATCCTTGAGATACCAGCACTGGCTGATGTTCTGAATGGTGGTCGTGAAATCATTGTTCATGTTATTTCTCCATTGCGGTGTTAAAAAGTATGGCCTTACAGTCTGCGCCGTATCGTTCCTGCAGGAAGGTCATGAAATCATCCATAGACAGGTTCTTTTTAAAAAAGTCAAAGCTGTTGTCTTTTGTAGAGCATTCTTTGTAGGTGGTCCGAATAAGGACCGGGGCTTTGAAGTTCCTCTCGGTAATGTTGTAATCAAAACGGATACCGTGAACTATCACGAACGGCTTGCCTAACAGAGATGTACCGTATGCATAGTTGCTGTCAGGAATGCTCCACGGGTACTTGTGTGACGAAACAGCGTCGAAGAAATCGTGGAACATGTTGAAAGTGTCAACCTGTGTAGATGGTTCTTCTTCTGTGAATATACTACTGTTAGCAAATATATCCGGGGCAATGTCGTTGCTGATGATGGTGTAAGTTACGTCATACAGTTTGTGCATTATTTACCCTCTTTCATGATTACCCACATATCCTTCCAAGGCTGGTTTTCGCCGGAGACTATGGCGTATTGTGGCGTTACAGTGTACCTTGGGCGAAAATCTAAAGACATACGAGATAAGCTATTTTTGTAGGAATCGTTGGCGTGTTGGCACATAGTATGATAGGCTTTTTCGTAACTATCCTCAAAGTATTCACAGGTGACAATGGGTTTGTCTCCGTAACCGCTACTTTGCAGTTCTACAATCTTATATGGCCATAATTCATCGTTTTTACTTTTGGCCCGATGAACCAAAGCCGCCAATGCCGCGATCAGTTTCATCAAGTTCTTCTACCTCCACAGTCGTACACAGAGAAATGGGCTGGATGACGAGCTGGGCGATGCGTTCACCGACATCGATAATCTGATTCTTGTCGCTATAGTTATGCAAGGCCACCTTGACCTCACCGCGATAGTCCGAGTCTACAATGCCTACGCAGTTGGCGGGAGCGAGACCATGCTTAGATGCAAGACCGCTGCGTGCATAAATGCAACCCATATAACCAGTAGGAACTGCAATCGCAATACCGGTGGGAATCATCTTCGTTTCATGAGGCATGATTACAATTTTAGATTTGAAATAATCATCCCATTCGGAGTCGGTTAATTTGCCAGCAATGTCGATTGCGGCTTTTTGCTCTTCACTAAGAGGCGTGCCGACAAAAATGCCATTGTCGCTGAAAAGGTCAAAGAATTTCGCAAATGTAACATTCTGATCAACAACAGATTTGTATGCTTTCTTTTCCTCGTCCGTATACTCGACAGGCAGCGCGTACAGATCCATACCAGCATCAGTGTTGTGAGCGCGGGTGGGAACATGAGCATCGGGGTGGAGCTTTTTGATTTTCAAGGTTTCCATTTTTTATTCTCCTTTTAAAGTGGCTTCGGTGGCACCGGATGCCGTACAGATGATGGATTTATCAAGGTAATCTACGACGCCGGTAGTTGAAACGTTCGTAATAGTAGGCTTGGCAATCGGATTATAAGGGCTGTAAGGGTTATACATCCCATTATGGTTGATGGTATCTTCCTCAATGGTGGTTTTCTTGATGAGCTTTCCAGCATCGTTATATTCTTCGATGATTGTTTTCTTCATTTATTGCTCCTTATAATACAGTCCACAGTGGCAGAGACCGGAATCTTGTTCGCGGAACTCTTTGCACATACATTTAGTTTCAGGCGTCTTGGTGAGACGACAGGGGCAGTAGCCCTCGTTTGCTTTGACGGATGCGCGGAACTCCTGCACCTCGTCATCTGTCCATGCTGGGTTGGTTTTGATTTTCATTTGTACTCCTTTTGAAACAGGATTGTCTTGTCTTTGTAAGAGCCATCTTGTTGCTTTGCGTAGAAGCGCTGATTGGTTGTTTTTGAATCAAGCCCGCCAAATTCTTTGATGTATGGGCCAATTTTTATATAATCAAGGAGCTTAATATTGTTTCTTATTCCATTGCGGTCCACAAGATTCTTAAAGGCATCTTCTGTAAGACCTGTATACAAACAAGTCTTTAATCCGTATTTATAATGAATAAGCCATACATAATTTAGGATCTGTGTAATGTCTTGGTCTCCACCCATGAAGCAAACACAAGTAATAGTGCTGCCATACTTGCGTATGTATTTTTGTACGTTCCATTGTAACGGTTCACCGCTATACTCCCATAAGAATTTGGAGTGGCAGTCAGGACAGTGATGTGGGCAGCCTGTAATATCAAACACAAGGCTTATCTCCCCGGGGACTTCTTGGAATGTCACATCATAGTGACTATACAGAAGCGGCTTGCAATCAGTCTGCATAATAGCGCTTCGCTGCCTCCTTCTGACGGGCCTCGGAGAAGCTGGACACGCGCTTGAGATAACCAATGACACGGGTTGCATAGTCCAGATTTTCACTGCCGCACTTAGGGCATTTATGCAGGTGGTGCTTAGAAATGTGTCCGCAGTCATTGCAGATGGTATTCGGCACATTCACCGTCCAATAGGGACACCCAGTCTTGATAGCCACATTCATCAGTTTGCGGTACTGCTCCTTATCCAGATGTTCCTCCAGATTCAGATGCAGGGCACTGCCGCCGTCCAGATACTGGGTCGTTTTGTAACCGTGGAGCATGAATTTATCAAGCGGCTTGGTAGGATCCTCGACAACATAGAAGTAGCTGTTGTAGCAGTCACGCGGAACTACGAAGCCGTCCTGCTTATCCCACTTTGCGTTCTTGACACCAAGATTTTCAGCGGGAACATATTCTGTATTAAACATAATGCCGTCAGAGCGATCTGCCTTATTCTCGTCATAGATGACCTTGAGAACTTTGTTTGTAAAATCAACATAATTTTGGTCGTCCGGGGAGATGGTATAGCCAAGGAACTCACAGCCCTCAACAAAGCCGTTAATGCCAATGGTCAGGAACTGCTTATCCAAAGAGATATATCCGGCATCGTAGATAGGGAGCAGCTTTGCATTGAACTCGTCCTTCAAAATTGCGTTCCATGCCTTGAGGTAAACATGGATATCTTTGACTTGTTCACGAACGGCGTCGCAAATATCACGGTTATCGTCAACAGCAGTCTGGATCAGGCGATTCATATTGATGGTGATAACACCCTTAGAGCCAGTAGCCACGCCGCCAGCACCAAGTGTATAACTGAAGGTGTTGTCACTCATTTCATTGCGCAGACGGCAGCAGGATGCAAGGGAGTCCACGCTGTTAGAACGATAGATAAAGAAGCTGTGGCCCTTAGAAAGCATTTCGGCAGCGTTGTCAGCCCATTCCTTATCGACATAATCAGTGCCATCATCCAGCAGGTTCAGAGTCTCGACAGGGAAGGTGAGGATCTTCTTCAGACGCTCCTGATTCAGCCATTCCATAAAGCGCTTTTGCAGCCAGGACACAGACTCCCACTGCATTTCTGTGCCATCTGGGAATACGAAATCAGAGAACATACCATCAAAATACGGCTTGTCGAAGTATGCGCAGTTCCAGAAGATGGACTGGAAATTACGAGCAGCGGCAGGCTGATTCAAAGAATAGACGACCTGCTCAAACTGGTCAGTAATAACCTTGTCAATGGTGCGATGACGGTTGGAAAGATCAACTACCTTATCAGCGTGCAGGTAATAATCGTCTCCATAGTCCTTGCGGATAAAGTAATCAAGATAAGGGATAAATTCAGGGGTGGCGACTGCACCAGCAAACTGAGATGCAATGGCAAAGCACAGGTTGATAAATTCACCGCAGAAGGAATCAAGGTTGTGAGGAGCAGATGAGCCGCCGCCGATGCTTTCCAGACCATTGAACAGGAACGGATACATGGTAATGGAGACGCAGTATGGCAGGCACGGGTTCGTTTCGTCATGGCGGTAAATAAAATGGTGGTCAAGCTGGTAAATGTATTTGTCAGCATACTCCTGGCCGTACATCTCTTTGATTTTTTGCCACATGCGCAGACGGTTGATGCCGATGCCATCTTTTTTATAAAGCTCGCCAGTCAAAGTGGTAACATTCTTGCATTCCACATTCGCGTTCGCATCAACCTTACTGCCAGTTGCTGCGTTGCTGGATACTGCATACTCCTTGATAAAGTCAAGATACTGCTGATATTTTTCATACTGTTCGATAGCCATTACATACCTCCTACAATTTTGATTGCTTCTTTAAATCCATACTGCTTTTTGCCTACCTGCAGAACAGGCATCATATCCATGCCCATTTCAAGCATTTTCTGTACATCTGTAAACTCCGTATAGTGGATGCCCTTTTCCTGCAGTTTATTTGCCAGAATCAGACATCGCGGGCAATGCGTGGTATAGAGAATTACATTTTCCATAAATCCTCCTTACTTCGTCCCAGCAGATACGGTATCGGTTACCATTGCGTCGGATACATCAATGACCTGGTTCTGCTTTTCCAGAAGTTCAATTTCACGGTTCAAATAGAACAGTGCCTTTTTAAGATCCTGTGTAGCAGAATTGCCGTCCTTTTTACCGGCGCGGCTGATGTACTTGACGGTGTTGCCGAGATGGAAGCCGAGATTCCAAGCCTCGATTACCTTGATGGCCTCATACGGGTCGTCGGCACCGCCGTAATAAATGGGGTGTTGAACGTTTTGATCAACATCATTAGAAAGTGTTTTTGCCATAAAGATCTCCTTTTTTCCGTCGCTGCTTGGCGGCTGTTTTTATTTCAAAAGCGACCCTCCGCCTTTTCCTTATCGAGTTCCATAACGGTGAGGATGCAGTAATTGGCCATATCCAGAAGCGTGTCGCGGACGCTCTCATCAACCCAGGGCTGTGTGCCCTTGGTCAGATTGAGCAGGCGATGGTATTTGTGACTGATCTGAGCTACGGCGGTGACAAGGCCAAGGCTGCCGAACTCCTGCCAGGTAGTGGAAAAGCTGTTGCCGTAGTCGTGATTCTTTTTGCTGAATGTATCGTACATGGTACAGACAATCTGCTTGAACTGTTCGCTATCGGTCATGTAAAAACCTCCTTACAGGTACAAAAAACAGCTGAGAAACCAGCCGATAATAAGATAGAGAGCGGATACAATAACGGTTTCGAGGATCGTGAGCAGGATGATAATAACCTCGTCAGGAATGTCATAATCGTCATACTCGGTGCAGGTGCCGTCTATGATGCTTTTGATCGTCTTTGTTGTCTCGGTTTCGCTTTTACTGCCAAGGAGTGCCTTGATGGCGAAAAGCAGGCAGTACGCTTGCAGCCATGTGAGAGTAGGCAGGCTGATAATTGGCATAAACCAGTTCCAGATGGTTGAGATACAAAAGCCTTGAACAGGAATCATTGCGATACTCGCCAGGAGCCAGACGAGACTAAGCTTGAGCTGACGGTTGGGGGTATTTAGAGGTTTCATGCAGCCACCTCTTTGCCGGTAATCAGTTCAGAATAGGGAAGTGTTTCGATCCAGTTACAGAAGGCACGCCACTCATCAAGCTTATGGCCTCGACGAGATTTGTAGATATTGGCAAGGACTTCGTAGTTAAGCATGAGGGTACGGCGCTGGTTGTAGCTGGACGGAAGGAGCTGAATAAGTTGCCACCAAGCGTCTTTGTCTTTCGGCTCAAAAATACGGTCTGTTCCGTCATAATTATTGACTTGACCGCCATTCAGATATATTTTCCGCCAGAAGTTAAGCTGAATAATAGCATCATCCAAAATTTCCATGGAATATTGCATTAGATGTTCGTAACTGAAATCGTTAAGCGTAAACTCTTTGTCAGTTACCTTATGCATGGTGCTACACGAGTTTGTGACCGTGCCAACCTTATAAGTATCGGCCTCCTTCCACCAATACAGCGGAGCTACCACATCAAGCCAAACAACGATCATGCGCAAGTATTTTCTATGGTCAGTACCGGCATTGCGCAGGCGTGTAGCAAGGTCGTGGTCGTTTGGACCCATACAATACTGTTGGTGGCCTGCACAGATAACATGATCATCGTATGTATGACTGCAGTTTTCGCAAAGAAGCAGACCATCTTCCTCTTTATTCCAGTTCTTACGATGTGTACAACCAAGGCCGCTATCACTTCTGGCCCAGCTGTTTTTTGGATTCCGCATACCACGCAGTGCAGGCTTGAGGCCACCGACTTCTACATTTTCAATTTTTATCATCAAGTTACCTCCAGATAGTTTTTTGCGGGTTCCCGGCGGG